GGAACTTCATGCCATAATATTTTTTCTGACTTCCAATTATTTACTCCCTTTTCTGCTTCTGTATATAATGTATGAAATAAATTACCACTACCATTAGGAGTAGATGCTACAAATATTTTAGATTTTGTTGATGCAGAAATAATAGGGTATACTGACTTCCAAAAAGACTCAACAAGGTTATTTGGAATAAAAGCTAACTCATCCAAGATTAGTACATTAACAGATTCACCACGACCAGCATCTGAGCTTGTAGTACTAATACCAATACTGCTCCCGTTTGCTAATTTCATAGATGTCTTACCGTACTCTACAACTCCTGGTTTTAAGTAATTTGGTAAATTCTCATATGCGAGACGAACTCTTGAAAAAATACTAATAGCAGTTTGTTCTTTATTAGCAACAATTAATATACGTTGATCGTCTTCAAAACAAGCAATCCATAATGCATAAATTGTCATCATAGTAGTCTTTCCAGTCTGTCTACTAGCTAAACATGCTACAAATCTATTGTCTCTCAAACTACGTAATACTCTTTTTTGGTAAGAATATAAGTTTATTAATATTCTGCCTCGATCAAGGTTAACAATATGGAAAAAGTTTTCAGCAAAGTGAAGAATGTTTTTTCTGGCTTTCTTAAGAGATTTTACCATTTCAGGAGTCCATTCGTACTCCATGTTAGGATTAGGTAAGCTCGTATTACCTAAATAGAATTTATCGTCTTTTTTTAGCCTCGGCACTATAAATATTTACATGAACAGCAGAGATTTAAACTCTATTAATGAAGCCTTTGTGCAAGCTACGACAAAGGTAGTTGCTGAAAAGAATAAAAAGAAGGAGGTAGATGAAGCTAAGCGTAACCGTGGTGGTCGTTTTCGAGCCACCAATCCTGAAGGTGAGTACGATCCAGACGACCCGGGCGATAGAAGGCCAGGTGTTCAAACAGGACCAGGCGCGCCTGGTTCTGATGGAGGAAAGATGTCACAGTTAACGCCGGATGAGAGGAAGAGGAGGCCAGAAGGAAAGGCGGAACCGGGACGATGGAGAGACAATCTCCGCGGACCCGGGACGGGCCCGGCTAAAAACCAGGGATTAGGGTTCGGTAAGTTTCGGAAGAAAAAGATTAAGCCGAGGAGTCTGCGCTCGTTGATTGACGACCCGAAGACAGAAGACATAGGACCAGATTTTGGTGATGAGGCAGAATTCGGTGATCCTTCTCGTCATAGTGGTGACTATTTAGATGATGAGCCATTAGATGTAGGAGATATAGTAGAGGTTGAAGGTGAAGATTCAGATTTTGTAATTCTTGGTATTGATGGAGACTGGGTTTCAGCTGCCGAGGTAGGTGACGGAATTGAGGTTAAAAGAGATAGTGTTGTAAAGACATCGAGCATGACATGGGGCAAGAAAGAGGGACCGACTCGCCCACCATTAGAGTCAGTTAAGTTTGAAAGGAAGTTAGTTACATTAAAGGAGAAAAAGAAAGTTATGAAATTTACAAATATAATGGCAGAGTATGAAAGCAAATTATCGTCTAGTTCTAAAGGGTTTTCATTAAAATCTAAACTAAATGAAGAAGATGGTACTTCATTTAAACAACCAGATGAAGGAGTTGGAGTGAAGGTAGATAGCAAGACGCAACGTCCAAAAGATGAAGTCAGCGCGGAGGTAGTTGAGGAGCCTACAGAGAATGTAAAAGATGATTTACAGGAGCCTAAAGAAGGGGAAGAAAAAAATACTGAAAAAGAAGAGAAAGTTGTTGAGGATAGTATAAATAATTCTAACAAAGGTAATATTATGTCACAAGATAAATCAATTTTTGATAAGCTCTACGAGCAAGTTATGAGTGAGGACGATGATTTCGAACTCGGTATACCGGGTGACGAACTCGGTGCAGTCGGTGATGAGCTTGGCGATGAGCTCGGCGATGAAGGTGGCGAAGACGTCACTGTAACATTAAGCCCAGATCAAGTCGATGCTTTAAAGTCAGTAGTCGCTCAATTCCCGGAACCAGAAGATGAGTTCGGCGGTGAAGATGAATTCGGCGGGGGCGGGGCGGAACCTGAAGAAGGCTTCCGGCGCGAGAGCACTGAAACAGTTGCTGAGGGAGATGAGCAGTCTACTGGTAAGCCAACTACAGATGGTGCCAAGCCAGGTGTTGATCCTTCCGACGGTGGAGGTAAGACCACTGATCCTGCATCTGATAGCCTAGGTGGTAAGTCATCTGGTACAGGCGATGCAAAGGTCACTGACGAGCCTGCCTCAACCGGGAAACCAACTACAGACGGTAGTAAGCCTGGTGTTGCAAAGAATTCAGGGAAACCTGGTAAGCAGAAAGCTAACGCTAAGATCTAATACAATTAAAACATAGTACCTTTGATAGCCCCTTGCAATGCAGGGGGCTTTTTTTATTAAATAATTAAAATGTTATTCACTCGAAAATTTCTTGAAGCTTTAGGTTGTAAGGATTTATATAAATTAAGAGGAAGTACCGGTTCTGGTAGAACTCATCAAAATCTGTTACCTGCTAGTAGTCGCGCTAAATCTGAGCCAAATGGTTTAAAAAGCTTAAAGGCATGTCAAACCGGTGTTCGGCTTTTAAATGATCAAGAAGTACAAGAGATAAAACAATTATTTGGAATTACAGATCTCGAGGAGACTGGATCTAGGAATTTAGGTAATACAGGAATAACAATGTATGTTGCAAACAATCAATATTATATTAAAAAATAATGGCATCAGCATGGAGTACAGAGACAGTAACTGCAGTTAATTATCATAGTGCTGCAGAAGATCTTACACGGTTTAATAATAAATCGTTAGGTACAAATGAACGTAATCAGACATATAAAAGATGGTGGAAAGAGCAGGTAAGGTTATATGGTACCAGTGTTAGTTATTATGTCCGAAAATTTGATTTAAGTAAGACTGATAAGGTGTATGGTGAAAATCCATATCAAGGATATCAACTACCTCAGACTCTTAGTATGTTAGTAGACTTAACGGACGGTGCAATAACATACTCACAATATGGGTTAGTATCTGACGATGAATTAACAGCTGTAATAGATATTGAAACTTATCAAAAAACTCTTTCTTCTTATTATCATACCGCCGGTTATAGTGGCACGCTAAGTGCTATGCCTAACGCAGGAGATGTATTTCAATTAACTGAATACGGTAACGATCGCCCAGGAGGGAAGGACGGTAAAATATTTGAAATTACAGAACGTATGGATCAAATGGTTGGTGAGATTAATCAGCTTCAAGGTCATTATGTATTTAAACTTCGAGCTCGTAGGAACGATCATACATTCTTACCAGGGTTACCCGCTGAAGCTAAATCTACTCAAGTTACTGATACATCGGGTGTCGGTTCTTTAACAGCTCTTGAGACTGATTATATTAATGATTTAGATACAGAGCAAGCGACATATTTCGAATACGGTACTAATGACGATGTATATGGTGACTATTATTAAATTCATACTCTACATCTTTTAATACAGAGTGATATCGCTCAGCGATATATTTGTTAATAGGTATTGGTTTTAAGCAGTCTGGTGTATGTCCTAGTTTCTCTGCTTTATCAGCGATAATATTTACTGCTTCAAATAAGCACAACCATCTTGCTAGTTGTGAATAGTCCTTTGTTACTGTAGGGGATGTAGTTGAGTTATTTATCATAAATCATTGTAGTTTGTAGTATGGTGCTAATATCAATTTTTATTTTATTAAGAGCGTCACATTGTTCACATTTAAATTCGTTTTCATCGGTTAATGTTACGTATACGTTATTCATTGTCTTACATCCTTGACATTCAGCTAAAATTCGATTTTGTTCTGCTAATTGAGATAACTGAAGTGCCTCTTTTTCAAGATTTAATCGGGCAATATATCTAAGGATATTATTATATAAAAAAAAGAATAATACTTGAAATCCTGTTGTTCCTATTACAACTTTAAAGAATGTTGTAAGTGAAGGGTAAAATAAAACTGCTATGCTGCCTATTGCAATTGAAATTAGTAATACAATAAATACACTTTTAACTATCTGTTTCGTCATGATCTAAATCTTCCGATACAGATTTTATAAGATCTTGAATTTTTTGCAACTTTAAAGTTGCGGATTTTACAATTTTTTCATCTAAGTGTACGGAAGGATTTTCGAAAAGCTGACTCACCAACGCATTCGCGTCTGATATACTTTTATAAGCAGCGCCTAGTTGTTCAATTAAGTGATCACCTGGAAATGGAACTAGATCAGATTTAACTTGATTGTACGTTTCAGGACTAGCTTTTGCAATATCAGCCAACGTTTTTGTAGTTGGTCGAACGTGTCTAGACTTTACGTCTTTCCAGTACTTGTTAGTGTACTTATATAAATCTTCAAAAAGTATGCCTTTCATCATAAGTATTTAATAAATAGTTACATGGGAAAGTTTGAAAATAAATTTTTATCTTTGTTAAAGGAAGATGATATAGCAGGAGGACCACTTCCAGTTACTCCAGCAGTAGCGTCGAACCCCGAAGATGACCAGCAATCTTTTGCAAATGCTCTAGATGAACCTGAGAATGCTTCCGATTTCGAAGATGTAATAGATCAGAATCCTAATGAGCAGCAAGAACTTTCAGACTTACAGGAATGGATTGGTAATATTGATGAAGTATTACAATATCTTAACGGCGGCATCTCAAGTGTATTAGGTAAATTAAGAAATGATAATAAAGTAGGTACTATTTTTGCTGATGTTTCAGATGCTACAAAGAGTGAAATTTTAGATGTATGCGAAAGATTAGCAGGTTTAAATCAAATTTTCAAAAACCTTTATATAGAAAAACATAAATAATTAAAATATTATGGCAACACAAGCAGAATTACAAAAAGTAGTAGACGACACAACAGCGTTGGCCGCCGCCGCACGAGGTGCCTGGAAGACGGCGATCCCAAGCGAAGATGCTCCAAAGATGACTGATGATGAACAAGCTGTAGTCGATGATCTTGAAGCGAAATTTCTTGCTGCTAAAGCCGCTCGTAAAGCCGCGGAAC